CGAGACGACGGGGAGGACGACTTTGAATCGGCGACACGTAAGCTTCTCGGCGAGGGCCTATACTCGGGACCGATAAACTACATCACAGGTGCCGATGTTGCGTCCCGCACAAGCCTCAACAGCATGCTCTATCAGCCACCTATTATCGACAAGGATCAGAGCCCGATCTGGACTTTGGCCGAGCAGATCGGTGGCCCTGCAATCGGGACAGCCAACAACGTCTTGCGCGGTGTGGGTTTGATGAATGATGGGGAAGTGTGGCGCGGTATGGAAGCTGCAGCTCCAACGGCGGTTCGAAACCTTATGAAGGCCGGTAGATTCGGAACAGAGGGCGCACTGACCCGTAGAGATGATGCAGTTGTTGAAGACTTGAACGGGTACAACATTGCGGTGCAAGCATTGGGCTTCTCCCCAGCGGCCTACATCCAACAGCTTGAGGTCAACAGAAACGAACGTCGCAAGTATGATGGTATCCGCTCAAAACGAACGTCGCTGACTCGCAAATACAACATGGCGAGACGTGCAGGTGACGCCGATGGGGCTCGCGAAGCGCTTGAGGATATCCAAGAGTGGAACCGCAATCTTCCACCTCTATATCGAGGCCAAGCTCTGACCCGTGACGCTCTTAAGAAATCAAATGTTGGGTTCAAGAACACGACCAAGAAGATGCGCGGCGGTATCGTCTACTCACCTGAGATGATCAAGAGTGCCGAGGAGTTCAACCAAGGGTTCCAGCTCTTCAAATAAAAAAAGCCCCCGCACAAGGCGGGGGCAGTAGAGCGGAGAACAGAATATGGACTGTTCAAAGGCACCATATCATGCGGTTCTCCAGAAGCGTATACCCAACATGTTGTTTTCCACGCAAATCTTGTCCAAAATTTCGTAGTTTTTACGCAGGGCGATTTTCTTCACCTGCTCTTTTGCCTTGGACGTATCCACACAAGGTATGAACATTGAAGCCCCAACGGTGAACGCGTCCCAGTCGATCACGATCCGAACACTGTCCGGTGCAATGTCGTCAACCTTCATTACCTTGTCAGACATCTTATTCCTCCAGCTTGAACTCGACGACGATAACATCCGTTGCGGGCAGGTTCATATGTGTGCCCTTGGTGATACGCATCTTCTGTTTGGTTGCACCCATCTTCTCCTGCAAATCTTTGACAAATTCTGAGTAGGCAATCTGCTGATCAGTGCACCAGTTTTTGAGAGGCTTCGGCAGCAGGAAGAAGCGCTTGGTGTCCGTCTCGTATCGAGCAACCAACTTGGTCTTGGGTAGGGCGTCCGGGACAACGAGAGAGTCGATCCCACTATGCTCACCTGTTGCTCGCAAATCGTCAGTGCTCTTGATCCACAAGATGTTGTTGTAGTTCTCAGCTGCGTAGTTGTTCAGAGTTGTCTCCACAGAGGTGCCGCTCTCGTTCACAAATCCCTTGCGCTGCTTGAGCTCATCGACAACCCAGCTGAATATCTCGGCGGTGTTGTAATTCAAGATGCCTACACGTCCAGCAATGATGTTTGCCGCGATTGCACATGCCACACCGGCGGACCAGAAGCGATGCTCAGATGACAGGTCAGCAGCTTTGTCGATGCGGGAACGAACGTCCTTCACCAGTGTGCGACACTCTTCTCGGTTGCTTATGATGTACTGGATAAACTCTGTGCCGAGCCAACCGAAGTTTCGTTTGAAGTCTTCAAACAGCGCGTCAGTCTGAACTTTCAGAGCAGGGTCTTTGATCTGCTTCTGCACGTTGATCTCCAACAAACGAAGAAGTTCGGCGTCGGGACGTGCCTTCTCGCGGCTAAGAATTTCCCACAAGCTTGTGTTGGTGGTGGAGATAGCAATCAAAGCCCAAGGATCTCCGCGGAACCTCTCGGTGTTACCGCTGCTGGACATACGGTTCTTCTGGCGACCACCTGACATCTGGTAGACATACTCAGAGGCCTCGTGGCTCTTGATGTTTGTCATCTCGTCAGAGCACAGCGCGAGGTTCTTCATCACCTCACCACGGTTTAGGCGAGAGTTGTGCGTGTCATTGCGGTGGTTCATCAAGAGCATGGGGTCGCCGAATATGGACAGACCTGCCATCATGGCAGTGGTTTTGCCCACACCTGACTTGCCGTAGAGATTGATCGCAAGGCTGTTCAATCCCGTAAACTCCATGAGAACTGAGCCGAGAACGGATGCCACAACAAACTGGTGCATCTCAAAACCGGGCTTGTTATAGAACTCCAGCAGGGATCGGCTCTTTTCAATCTCACCCTTCTGGTCGAACGCGCCGTCCTTGATCAATGCCTTTGTCTGGGATGACGGTGGGTTATACTCAACCTCATTCCCTTTGATCAGACGATCACCCAGCACGAATGCGTCCATATTGTCATCGACCCAACCAAACTGCTTGTGAGCTTCGTCTGCTCCGCCTGTTGCTTGTAGTTCATCAATCCATTTCATAACGTATACCATCAATCTTTCTAGGTTTTTTCCATAAACGGAGAGCCCGTTGGTGCCCAGCACCTTACGAAACTCGTCCTTCGAAGTTACGTCCCGCATTGGGATAGAGAACTCCCGCTTCGGATCGTTTGGTAAGTGGAGCTGCATGACAACAACCTCCCCAAGCTCAGCATCATACAGGCGCCGAGACATATAGAAGTCGTTGTGATAAACACACTCTTCAATCGTGTCACCATCGTCGTCCTTGATCCGCAGGTAGATGCCGCCGTTCTTCCCACGAAAGTAGGGGTTCGGGTAGGTTGGAATGGTGATCTTCTTAACCTCACCGAGCTCCTGCACCTCAACCTCTTCCTCTGGATCAGCCTCCAACACAACCTTGCCAAGGTTGATAGGTGACTTCAGCTTTCCAAAGTTAGGACAACCCGAGCAGATGCCGGGATTATACTCGTCAAACCGAGAGCATAGATATGGCCCGCGAATGTTGTACAGCTTTCTCTGCATCACATCGTAGTCGTAATCGGGGTGATTGCGGGACATAACCACAGCCGCCTTGTCCCCGTCGGTGCAGAACTTGGCAATTGACAACCCTGCACGCCATAGCGGCTCGCCTATATCATCTTGATTCTGAACGATGTGCTTGATCTGATCGCAACCGCGCCCAGCCTTTGTCTTGCGAATGATGTTGGCGAAGCTGTTCTCAGTGTTGGCAATGAGAGCGTCAAACACAGGATCAGGGCCGAGGTCCATAGGAGGGAGAACTGGCTTCAATGTTCCGCCAAGAAGCTTCGCAAACGCAACCAAGCCAACAGGTTCAGCAGCGGTGGCCAACATTCTCACAGGGCTTGCGGGGTCGTCTTTGTGGTTGTGCGTTCCGGGAACCCTGAGAACACGTGCCATGTCTGAGGTGACTGCAGGGTCGGCATCGAAACCCTGTTCAGCGCAAGCCGCCTTAAGGCGCTCCGCAACACGAAACCACTCCACAGGCTCAGCTGTCTCAATCAGGGGCCAGTATACGTGCACGCCGCGACCTGAGCTAACCAGAGTTGGGCGAGGCAGACCTAGCGTTGTGCAGAACTTTTTGAGAGCGTCGATTGCTTTCATCTGGCTCGGAAATTCTTTGTTGGGGCCGCAGTCTAGGTCAAGGTAAAGCGAACGCATTTGCTTCACGTTCTGCTGTTTACGAGACTCAGCTGTGCCGAAAGTGGCGAGGGCGTAGTAAACATCAAACCCGTCGTCGTCAAAATGCTCAGACGCTATGACGACCTCTTGAATTGTCTTGTAGAACTTCTGCACCCGACGTTCACCACGCACTGCGAATATGCAGTAGTAACCTTCGTCGCCGATTACCGTATCTAAAAATTGTTGTGTTTTCATTGTGTCCGCCCGACGGTATTGAGTGTTTAGCAGGGGCGCAGCCAATGCAGCTGCGCCCCGCCATGTTAGCTAAAGGTGGGGGTTAATCCCAGCCGTCAACCAGATCGTCAATATCTTCGTCATTGACCTCGGGCTTTTCTGCCTTCTTTGTGGTCACCTTTGGCTCTTCGTCAGCCGTCTCGCTGAAAGACAAACCCTCTTCCTTGGGCTCAGCTTTTGGTTCAGCCTTTGCCTCAGCCTTTGCCTCAGCCTTTGCCTCAGCCTTTGCCTCAGCCTTTGCCTCAGCCTTTGCCTCAGCCTTGGGCTTGTCAGCAGAGCCACCGTCCGTTTTGGACACTGTCATAGTGATCGCCTTTTGAGCCTCATCGCTATCGCGATTTACAAGAGCTTGCTTCAACTCTTCCTCAGTCAGCGGGCGTGCTGGCTTGAAATAGAGCTTCGGCGTATCGCTGTTCTCGTCGAAATACATCTCTGTGATAACAGCCATGGAGGGTGTCTTGTGTGCCTTGAGGTATTTGGCGTAGGCCTGCATACCCATACGACCGTCCTTTGCCTCACCGAACAGTGACGTTGCTGGAAGCTGGATTTGATACACCTCATCATTCGCACCCTCGAGAGTGATAGCAAGACGTTGGGAGAAGCGGCATGCTCGGCTGTCACCTGCACCTGAACCTTTGATGTTCATCGGGCAGTCCATGCAGCGCGCGGCTTGGCGACCTTCTTCGGGGACATCTGGCGAAGGAACCTTGGTATCTGCTGACCAACATGTGGGCGGAGCAGGGTTGTCGGGGTTATACTCGCCCTCAAAGTATGTGCGAGCAATATTTGCAGCGTTGACGATGTTGATCTTGAGTGAGCCCGAGCTGTTAACATTGACCTGCTCACCGGCGACGATCTGACGGAAGCGACCACCACGGATACTGATGCGTGGGACGCCTGCGCCACCGCCATTACCTGCAAGTTTGTCGTCTGTCTCAAGAAGCGTTTTGAAAAGATCGCTGCTCACAAGTGAGTTGCCTTCAAAGAGTGTCATATCTGACATAGTTATTCTCCGTCTAGGTTGCGGCTATAAATGGCCGTTGTTGATGGTGTTGGCTCGGATGTATCGAAGTCCATCTCGAGTTGGGTATCTGAGTCCACGTTGCCAATGGGCGCAGGTGTTTCACAAGTCTCGTCTTCCTCTGAGGATCTCAACGCAGCCTCCACTTCGGAAAGCTTGAAGCGGTAGGTATCCCCTGCCTTAAGGTAGGTGTTGCGGGGTATGATCCCTTTCCTAACCCATGCACGGATTGTTGAGACTGAGACTACAAAGTGGCGAGCCACATCTGCGATTTGCACGTATGGTTGATCAGTCATTATTTCCTCACTGACACGACGTACTCAGAGTCTACGTTGAGGCCCGGCGGTAGAACGTCAGGGTTCTCTTCGAGGAACTGCTTGAGCACAGTTTGGTTGAGGCGCTTCTCGAAAAACTCAGGGACTTCGTTTTGCAATACGAATTGGTGCATCGCTTCCCAGTCGCTTGTCCAGTAACGCTGTTTAACGGACCGATAGAACAGCCCTTCTGATGTGCGAACACTATCGACGTTGTTGTCTTTGCAGTGCTGCAACAGTTGAAACTTAATGGCGTCCATTTTCTCGGTGACGGCTTTGTCCGCTTCTTTGAACTCTGCCCCCAACACGCGCTTCTCGTCTCGAAGCTCGATGTATTCCTTGGTCAACTGGTCTACCTTAACAGTCATATTTCTTCTCCGCGTTTTGTTGTTATTCATACTTTATAGTATCAGAACGTAACTTAGTCAAGCAGTTCCTTGTAGAGGTCAATTATTTTTGAGTGAACGTCAATTCTGTTATCCAACAGTTTGTAAACGTGACGCTCCACATGGGAACCTGCGAGCTGAACAACGGTGCATTTGTGCGTCTGCCCCTTGCGGTGAACACGGGCGTTGGCCTGCGCATATGTCTCAAGTGAAGATGTGGGCCCCCACCATACAACAGTGTTGGCAGCGGTCAATGTAACGCCGTGGGCTGCCGACTGTGGTTGGATAACCAGAACTCTGGGGTCGGGGTCGTCTTGGAAACGACGGAAAATCTCGGTTCGGTCATGTGCCTTCACGTCGCCCGAGATAACCTCAGCCGTGATCCCATCCTTGTGGAGCCGTTCGGTGACCATGCGGATGGCGTGCTTGAACGGAACAAAGATAAGAACCTTCTGGCTGCTCTCGTCGATGACCTCTTTCAAAACCTTGTATCTGTTGGAGATGTCGAACTCCACAGTCTCACCTTCGTCGCTATAGACCGCCCCCGACGATATCTGCAGGAGCTTGTTCATAACGATAGCCGCGTTCACGGCGGTGATGTCCTCACCTGCAACCTCCATTACCATACGGTTCTTGAGCATCTTGTAGTATTTGCTCTGCGTGGGGTTAAGCTCCACGTTACGTCGGGTGTATGTCATGGGAGGTAGATCGAGACATTGCTCCTTTGTGAACCTGATTGCAGGCTGGAGCGCATCATACACAACCTCGGTTGCGCTCTCCTTCGGTGCCCATTTGAACTGGGTTACTTTATACATCACACGATCCCTGAAACTACCAAAGTAGCGGGGCACATTGTTGGGGTTAACCAGCTTGGCCAAGCCGAATGCGTCTAGGGGGGACTGTGCAGCTGGTGTCCCTGTCATCATCCACAACCACGTATCTTCTCCCAACAACTTGTTCAGGGTCTTCCAGCGCTTGCTCTGCGCGTTCTTGTAGTGTGTCGCCTCGTCGATGATGATCAGATCGAACCCACCGTCCCGAATGGTATCCAGAACAACCTCGACACCGTCGTAGTTGATGACCACAAACTCTGCCCCTGCCTCGATGATCTTCTTGCGTTTTGGTTTGGCCCCATAAGCCACGTCAACCGTTCGGTGCATAGCAAAGGTGAACAGGTCGTCACGCCATGCCGAGTCCATGATGGAGAGGGGGCATATAACCAACACGCGGTTGATCACACCCTGAGACAACAGGTAGTCCGCTGCCCAGATGGCCGATGCGGTTTTCCCGGTCCCTTGCTCGTTAAAGCAGAACGCTCGCTTGTTCATTGTCAGGAAGGCCGCAGTGGCCTCTTGGTGCTTCATCGGAGCGTATTTGCCCGTCCAAGTGTAGCGACCTGTGATCGGGGAAGGCACGTCGATGTTCAAGCTCCGCAAAGTATGTGACTCAGAGATGCCCCAGTGCACCGCCACCTGTCCTTCTCCAAGGTGTTTGCTCTTTGGTATCGTCGATGTGATCTGAGCAGGGTGCTCAACAGACACCACAACAGCCTTGTTTTTTACAATTTTCATTCTGTTCTCCGCGTAGGTGTGGACCTACTTTTTCTTTTTATAGTTACGTGCACGGTTCTTCGAGGAACTCTCTATGCGCACACCGTCTTTGTTTGAGCCGCCCTTGGACAGGGCTTTGTTGTGGCTCACGTCCTTCCCCTCGCGCTTGTCAGCCTTGCCGTTGCCGTTGGCGTCTTTGCCTGTCTTGTCCATCGCCCTCCGTGCTCGTTGGCGCTCCATACGGCGCTCGTGTTCACCTTCTCGGGCTTTCTGCTGTTGGTATTCTTTCTTGTAGGGGCGAGGTTTGTTCACATATGGCATATCAGTTCCTTCCGTTGTGGGGGCACTCTAGCACTTGGCAGTATTGCCGACACAGACCAGAGGGGCGCGCGTTCCAAACATCTGCCTCAAACGCCTTTTCCATCTTACCATATTCGGCCAACCACTTGGTCCACAATTTTGCCTTGTCGTCTACGCTATAGGTCGCCTTTATGAAGTCCTTTGCGATGACAAACAGGAGGCCCGCGTTGATCGTCTTGACCTGTGGATAATGAGCAAAGATTGTCAGAGCCATGAGCTCAAGCTGCCCCTTGTCGGCATACTTGGAGTTCTTTCCAGTCTTGTAATCAACGATCCAAGCGACCCCATCGTCCTCGTCAATGATCACAAGGTCAACGATTCCGCGGAACCATACATTGCTGTCAAAGAATCCACACGGCTCCAAATCCGCAGTCAACCCAAGCTTCTGTTCGGGTATCTTTTTACCCTTCTTGTTGTTCAAGCTTTTGAGGGTCGGCTCAATGAAAGCAAATCGCGGGTCGATGGGAGTGCCATCGCCTATATAATCCTCGCAGGCTTTGTGAAACTCTGTGCCGTAGCGCATCGCCTCGGTTTCCACGTAAGGATACTGCTTGAGCACCTTCTCGTGGTAGAATTGTTTCGGGCACTGCTCGAATGCCTTGATCCTGCTGAAGGACCATGTGCCTGCTTTACTCATTTTGAAACCCCCAGCTCTTTGATCATTGCTGTTCCATTTTTTGCAGATTGCGCTCAAGATCGTAACGTTTTCTTTGGAGCTTTTTCAGCTCCTTCTTTTCTTCATCGTACATCGACCCACTCCCATTTCCCTTCATCATTTTCCACAATCTCCCCGAGCTCAACGAGGTTTTTCCAAGCCTTGCTGTTCTTGCGAGGTATCTTTTCTACAAAGGGCCGTTCCTTTGCACCCAAGTCCATGAGAAGGGACTCACATTCGCGTATATACCATCCATAGTCAACATCGCTAGGGAACTCGTCTGGTATATCCATCAAAGGTTTGGCACCTTTTGACTTCGGAACTGAGTTTCCATTCTTGAGATAGGTGATGTTGGTTGAGGTTTCCGTGGAGTAATACCAGCGAATAGCCTTGCCCAGTGGAACCTCATCCTTGACTGCACCGCCCGTCACTGTGCGCAGCGATAGAAACATGGAAATGTCTGTGCACCCCTTGATTGTTACGTCAAACGGCACCCCGTTTGTTAGGTACTCAATAACAGCCAACGGACAGATCGGACTCTGCGGGTTCTTTGACAGAGTGACTGGACCGAAAACACCCTTACCCTTGACGGTGCCGTCGGGCTTCACAGCAATGTAGTTGTTCACATCACGAGAATAGAGTGATTTATACACTGTCTCTTCTGTATCGAGCCCTGTGTGCTTCTCCCATTTCCCAATCAGGGTGTTGACTTCATCGAGCCTGTCACGTGGGCACTCGATAACGATACCGTCAGTGTTGGCCGATACGACAGGGATAGATCGCTTCTCAAGTGCCTCGATCAGCATGAGCAGAGTTAGTTGCCCAGACAGAGTTGTCCTGATCATAAAGTCTGGAGAATACAATGTGCTGTATTTGCTTGATGTCTTACCGAACGTCCCATTGAGAACAATCTTTAGAGAGTCTGACTTGGACTTATCCCCAGCATGTTTTGCTTCAAGACGCTCATCCAAGATGGATCTGTAGATCGGGTTGAAGTGGCGCCCAAAGCCGCCGGGTTCCATGTTCATATTCAACATCATGGCCGGGTAGTAGCTCGCCACATCACGGTCCACCAGTATTGTCTCGTCGTCGCTGTGGTGTGCGACCTCTGACTCTTGACTGTGAAGACCTCCGATACCAATCTTGTAGGTGCTCCCACCGATGGTGATCTTTAGGTTCTGAATTTCAGCGGGCATCTTGACGTGCCCCGTGTCCTTTTTGATAACCATGTCAGCTTGGCACACGGTATTGAACACATCCTGCAACACAGGTGTGCTGAAACGGATATAGCTCGGAGGATCGTAGCGGAACACGCTGCTCTTGGCGGGCACCTTTTGAGGGGCGCCACCTGTGATCTTCTCATACTCTGACTTTAGAACAGCCTCAGCAATCTGTGCGTCTGACTTTGACATGAGATCAAGACCATAGCGCTCACCCATCACTCTGCGCAGATCAATCTGCTTCTTGAGCGCCCTGTATAGGTCGAAAGTTACGGCAGTGTCGTTCTTACAATACTCTCTGAGAATAGGCACCTGCTCTGGGGTTATCTCAGCTGTGTGCTCGATAGGTAGCTCCTGTAACCTCTTGCTGCCGAGACGTCCCCCGTAGAGCTTGAGCCCGACCATTGACGGAGCAACCTCGATCAGGTCCACATGGTTGAGGTCGGGAGCTTTCAGACCCTCCTGACGGTAGAATGTCCAAGGTTTCATATCCCTCTCGATGATCTTGCTGCTCGCGCTTTTCAGCAGTGCAGTGTTCTGATTTATCAGCGAAAGGGTCAGGATTGGGATGTCGTAACTGTTACCGTTGAAGGTAACAATCTCAAACTTTTCATTCTGAAGTATCTTCAGAATAGCCTCGGGATCAAAACTGCTCGTATCCCCATTGAAGATTTCGAACCGTTTCGAACGACCATCCTCCAACATGAACAAGGCCAAGAAGTAATTCTTGTACACCTCGATGTCCAAAGATACAGGGGTCTTCATTCCTCACCGCCGATAGCAACAATAGGTGCATCGGAGCGTGTTCCCATTGTCTCAAGATCAACCATTATCTGCATTTTTATTCTCCTTAAAATATTCATCAACTGCGAGGTCTATCAGATACTCTGATATGTTTTCGTAACCCCCTCGATCAGCCTGTGTGAGCATGTGTTCAAAGGACTCAGGCGTCATAGAGTTCAACATGGCCTTCTTGACAGACCCTATCAGTTTGAAACGGGCACGTATGTTCAAAGCCAAACGCTTTTCAGGTGGCATGTTTGCACGGGGGTTATCCAGTTCACCCCTCTGCCTAGCTCGCCAAATGATCCCAGCTACACGGGTGTATTTCATACCCATACGGTCCGCGATGTCTTTTTGAAGCATTCCCGATTTGTACATATCCAAAACCTGAACGCTCGTGTCCTTTAGCTTCGGTAGGACTCTTTTCTTACCTGTCATTTCGCTGCGATCTCCCCACCGCAGGCCATGTAGCCCGCACCGTCAACCCAGTTGTCTTGGTGGGCTGGATTGGACTTGATCCGAGCGGCTTTCAGGAGAGTCATCATGACCGCCACGTCCACTGCCGTAACGGTAACGCCGAGGTGGACAGACCAGTATTTCCCGATAACGGCGAAGTTGTCTTCCATATCCCCATGGTCAGCCGCGCGGTCTTTGGTGACGTATGCTTTGGCCGTGTCGAGGATGGACGCTCGTGTCACTTTCGCAGCCTTGGCTTCCTTCTCGAACACCTCATTCGGCGTCCCGATCTTTGATTTCAGGCTGTGCACGTAGCTGGGCGAACTACGGGTTGCTCTCGCCACTTTTGATAGGGGGGCTGTGGGGTTCTTTACGATGTAGGCCCATATGCCTTCTTGTTTCGGTGTCATGCTCTAATCGCTCCGACTGGTTTGTTTTCTTGGTTCTGATACTTCCCGTCGTATTGGACAGGGGTGACTACTTCATGGAAAATGCACTGTGCGATACCAGTTCCAGCAGGCACGTAGAGCGGCTTCCACCCGTGATACACAAGCTCAAGCGTGAGCCAACCCCTCCATCCGGGCTCGATCACCGTGTTGAACACAGATAGCCCTCGGCGAGCCCAAGTGGACTTGTCATGGACGATAGCCACGAGATTGTCAGGCATGTGGAAATACTCGAATGTGCTGGTAAGAGAGAATCGTTTGAACGGATGAAGCAGAACATCTTGCTTGATACGAACATCATAGCCCGCCTCTGACATGCCGTAACTCACACCATTGCTCTTCATCTTTTCTTCCATGAGAGGTCTAAGCGGTTGAGCGTCTCTCAGTTCACGTTGGTTGATAATCATTATTCCATCTCCTTAATCTGTGCCACATAGCGCTGAATGCGCTCTTCCAGTATTGCCAGATCGGTGCTGACGTATGACGGGCGGACCCCCTGATACTTGGCTGACAACTCGTCGCGCTGCTTGCGCCAGCTTGCCACTGCGTCTTTAAGGTCGTCGAGTTCTTGTTGTTTGGTCATTCTGTTTCTCCTTTGATTCTTTTCTGCATACCCACACGAGGCTGCTCGCCCCTCAAGTACTCGCTCATGGCGGCTAACTCTGCCGCCTGCGTTCGGGATAAGTCGTATCGACTGGACAACTCGGCACCCATCACCGTTACCGATTGACGCATATACGCCTCGCTATAGAAAGGTCCGAAACTATACGCTCTATAATAGGGTCGCACACGAGCGGCCTCTGGCATTACATGGTGCCATACCATCACGAGCGTATGGTGCAGGTGCCGCGTCTCCATCACACAGGGGCGCAACATAGCCCCAGAACCCGTCCTCCACCTCCAGTCGCGCAGGTTTGCAGGTAAGGCGTGCCCCCCTGCGATCTACTCCGCTGTTCAACCTGTGCGCCAGTCATGTCATTCTCCGTCTTGCGTCATTGGGTTACGTGATCGACCAGCCCATAGAAGGACAAATAGAGGAAGATGTATGGCCAAGTCACACAGGTGTCCCATGTGGTCACGTGCGCACCATAGTTCTTGGCCAGATCAATAATAGCGAAATACATAGCCGCTGCCCCCATGCCGTATATAAGGAGTGCTGCACTCACGACTCGTCTCCTGACAAGAAGTCATTGGTGTCCTCCGCCCACAGAACAAACGATGCCATCTTCTGATCACCCTTGCGGAAAACCTTGGCGCGAGCACACTTGCCGTCTTCGTGGAGTCTGCTGAGAGAGTTGTGAACCTTGGCTGAGTCCTCAGACATACACGCAGCAAGCTCCATGGTTGATGTGAATGTGAACTTTCTGAGCTCCTCGAGAACCGTGATGTCAAATTCAGCAGCTGCCGAGTGGGAGTTCCGTGGCTTACGGCTCTCAGTTGTCGGCACCTTCTCAACCAAACCTGACACGGACATTACCATCCAAGGTGTCTTGCTGCGAAGTTCTGGTGAGTTCGGGATCACCGTGGTGTTGAACTGGTTGCCAACATCCATGTTGTTGTCCTTAACAAACTTGGGGTGGATATATACATTCTCACCCGTGCTTGCGTTTATACCAAAGCCCACGCCTTGATCACTGATGTGGGATACGAAAACTGTTGTCTCTTGCATTGTCTCATTCCTTTATTGTGTTGCTGAGGTTAGTAGATCACTAACCTCGTTCATGTTTTCTTCGTTGATCACCAAGGCAAGACCTCCTGCAGCGGCGATGTCGTCAAGGTTCTTCTGTTGCAGCGGAGTTGGCTTGTTCTTTCCAGCCTTACACTCCATTCCGAAAAACAGTCCTCGGTAGCACCCGACAATATCTGGGACGCCACTACTTCCGTAACCCCCCGTTACGGGGGGGAAGAAGTATGCCCCGAGGCCTTTAAGTTTGGTAATCGCAACCTTCTTCACCTTCGCTTCTGGTGTTGATGCCATACGCACCTCCTATTCATGGTATATCCAAAAAGTATCTTCGTTTATTCTGACCCCCACACCGTCGATCTGATTGGGCGGAGGCTTAGGATCAGTCATGGCGAGCACGGCAAGTTTGCGTTGAACCCAGTCTGGTAAGTGAGAAGTATCAAGGTAGACCCCCTCCAACTCAGAGTCAATCGCATCCATGCCAATACATACCACATTGGTTACTTTCGTGCCTCTATCTACAGTCACACGATAAGTCTTATCGTCACTATTCCACGACATAATATTCCTTATCGTTGATACGGCCCCCAACCCCATGGACGAAGTTTCCGTCTTCCAGAATTGATAACACCGCGAGGCGTCCCTTTATGGGCTCGGGTAGTTTTTCTGCCGAATAATACGCACTGTTCGGATACAAGAAGGTGGCCTTGTCTGACATAGAGGCAGTCTCGTAACAGTAGTCACCAAGGTAAACGTATGTCACACTCGGCGTTTCAAGTAAGAGGGTTTTGTGTTCGTCCAGTTTTTTAAAGTAAGAGTTCAATCTGCCGGTCATTGAGGGGTCAACGAACTCGTGCCCCATGTCAACAAGTCTCCTGAGCTCTTGGATCACCGGGGTGTCTGCGGTAATCATAATGTTAAGTCCGAGGTCCCTAGCCACATTTCTCTTTTCGTAACTAACCTCGCGTTCAACCTCTGCCATTTTGGTTTTTATTTGATTTCTATGGACTCTTGCCTTATCCCCCACGGAATATGCCGTCATAAACTGCTTGGCTGACTTTACAGCGGTCTTCAGGTTGATGCTCTCCTTGGCGTGCTGCATCTTGTGGTCCCGATTACGGAACCTGCGGATTTGGCGAGAATGGATAATGTAGGTGTTGACCAACGTGCCATCTCTAACTTTTGACGACACCTCCAAGGTGCCCCGAACATATAGTTCACCCTCAACGTAGAGATAGCCAGAACGTGAGGTGAACGGAACGAGATGGGCCAAGGGAATAGTTTTCTTGATCTCGGCAAAGAACTCAACCAGTCGACAATCAGTCCCCTTGTCGGAGTAGGCTATGACGCTCTTTGCGGTTGCAACAGTGATGTGTGGGAAGGTCATGGTCAGTATCCTCTTTAGTTTTTCTTTTTGAGTTTGAGTATGGTGTTGATGTAGGCGTTGAAGCGGCGCTTGGTCTTGGCATCGTCCAAAATAGGGACCACTGAGCCAGAACTCCAACCGTATTCGATACCCGAGTAATATCCAATAAAACCATACGCTAAAGCCATGGACATTTCTGGGTCAGATTGTGACAGACCTGCGCTGACGGCATCCGCTGGAAGTTTAGTCCACCAAGCACCAAACACGTTTAAACCACCGATAGGCTTAGCAATGTATTTTTCCAATGCGTAAGACGCATTCTTTAAGATGTCCTTCTTGTTTTTGTTGTATTCTGGAACATCTAGAAGGGGGATCATGGTGAACAACCAAGCTCTGAATGTTGCGATGTCCTCTTTGAATGTCGCCTTCAACGCCTTGTCGATATAGGTTGAACCCTTGGTCACCGCCACATGTTCAGGACTGATAAGTTCCCAGAGCCTATCTCCCTTGCGTTGGAACGTCAGACGTTTCTCCTTATCGGCTGAGTTGCCGAAGCCTTGAAAGCTTTCTACATTTTGGCCAAATTGCCAATGGCCAATGGCAATATAAGCTTTCAGTTGGCGGGCTCGCTCTTCGGACACGAACTTGTTTATAGGTAGGAAGTATGTCTCAGGCCCCAAGGGTGTCCGCGTAACGATCTCATGGCGACCCGAGTTGGAAAAGCTAAGGCCTGAGGGCAACCACTTGCGGAGACACCCATACCAAGAGGTTGCGAAGCCGTGGCTCGCGTTGTGAATTGTGACTGTCTCATTACCGTCTGGTAAACGACGCCACACAATAGGAGCACTCTTGGCCACCTCAGCCTTTGTTGATATGATGGGGTCCGTCTCGCCCCAGTAGGCCACATCATCAATGAAGCCATAGTCCATGAGTGCATAGGTGTTGGCGCTGATCTTGTTGATTCTCTTCTGCTTGTTGGAGCGTGAACCTATAGGGCGCACGTCCTGTTCCAAGGTGTTATACTTGCTGACCACAGGCTTGATGCTGTTGTATAGTTTCTCCACCTCATCGAAAGTGTTCAAATAACCCATTGTATTTCTCCTAAGTAAGTAAGTCGGTTGGTTGGTTGGTTGGTTGGTTGGTTGGCTGTTAAAAATTCACGGATACCGAGCGTTCAACAACCACGTTACTGTATATAATCTCCATCATGTCTGTGTCGTCGTCGTTTTCATAGGTGTCCTCTTCCTCGATGTCGGCGGTATCCTCGCCGATACGTGTCTTGTGGAAGACAAAAGGAAAGCCTCGCTCTTCGTGGAAAGTCTGCATGAGCTCTCCAAGGTATTCCATCCCGCTCACGTCCTCGTAACCATCATACCATTTGCTAGCCCCCGACTCGAAGTAGAGCACGGGGTGCCCCTTAGAGCTGGCCTGCTTCCAGTCATCTGCGAGGTTATGCGCCTGCACGCGCGTGTCCATCAGATAGACTGCCCACACCTCGTCGAACTGCTCCTTGTTCTTGAACCCTGCAACGAGGGCAACTTGACTTCTGTATCCCATATCAGGACTCCTTTGTTGTAATTTGACGTAAGGTCAGAGAATACTCCTTGGGGTATACCTTGGACATCACAAGTCCCTCCCGTTGATGTGCACGGTCTTACCGCAGTCAGGTGACGCTGACTTGTTGTCGAGTATTGTCCAGAGCACAGGTGCAGACCATGATCCCCATCTGCCAAACACGTAACCATCTGTCAGAACGATCACTGCCTGAGGTTTGATACCCTCAGCGGTTAGGTAGTCGCTAACACAGTTGACGTCTGTGCCACCGCCACCGCGCGGCTTTGTTGACTGCACCAGTGTATCAAGCTCATGCGTCTCATAGCGCTCGTCACCCACAACCTCGTTACCCCAGTATAGGAGCCGCACAGCCTCGGGGTGGACAGTATCGGCGATACCCTTGACCTCGCTAAGGAAGTCAGCAAGCTCGGTGTCACCAATGGAACCTGACGTGTCGATAGCAATCACAAGCTCACCCACCTGTTCAGATATTCCGCTCGGCATGTAGACGCCTGAGCTGATGAAGCGACGGTTGGGTCTGCGCCATGTTGAATAGTCGCTACCTGCACAGGTTGTCTGGATGAACTCACGCAACACCTCGCGCCAATCAACCTGAGCCTCCATGAGATCCTGTAGGTCACGAGACACATCTGCACCTGTCTTACCTGCCATGAGAGCGCCTTGGCGAATTGCCTCGTCAAGCTCACGCGCAAGCTCCTGCTTTTCTTCTGCTGTGAACTCTTTGGCTCCGTCCCAATCGTGCTCATCGAAGCCAGTTCCCCCGCCAGAACCAGCGCCGCCGTTCTTCTCCATATCGTCCTTTAGGTCGTTGTAGACTCGTGCGCTGTCCCACTCTGCATACTTCTGGTCATAACATCCCCTCTCCAACGCACCTGTCATAGTGGCAAAGCCATCGCTGTTGTCGTGCTTGATCTTGTGGTTGATCACATAGTCGCACGCCATGTTCGCAAGCTGCGGGTTCTCGTCGTATAGATGGCGCCAAGTGTGGAGGTGTTGATAGAGCTTGTGATACACCTCGTGCAGAACCAAGAAGCGCAACTCGGGATCGTTGAGTGAGTCAACAAAGGCACGGCCATACCTTTCGTCGCGACCATTGGTGCAAGCGGTCGGCACAGTGTCGTCAACTGTGCGATCTCCGATCATCAAGACACCTGCCAGCGCAACGTAACGTGGGTTTGACATGATGGATACAACAGCCTTGGACAGACGTTGCTCGGTGGATAGTGATTGTCCCATAGCTAACATGACTTGTTATCCTTATAAATTTTGTTCTGCACTTGGCGCAGTAGTTTGATAGTGCCCACAGAGGGGCGGACGGGATCAAGAGTCCAGTTATCCGTGCCATAGGCATACGGATAGTTCCCGACCCAGACCCGTGTGTCACCCACAAGCAGCACAAACTTTGACCCGCGATCATCCTCGGAGAACATGTTGAGGTATATGGCGGTTCTGATAAACCTGTCCCGGTGGGGACAGTATGGGTAATTCATCCAGAAGTTCCCGGGGGTAAACGCCCGCTGCAAAAACTCCCACCATCGCGGAGGAGGGGTGTATGTTTTAGCTCGCTCGCTGAACATAACTCAGGCTCCTTGTTTATGGTCGTGACCTCGGCATTGAGCGCCCCGACTGTGGCTGTGAACTCTCGACGGGCCTCAGCGGCGGCGTCGGCAGGGTCGGCCGCCGTAACGCGAATGACGCGTGAGACTAAACCCTCGACGGTAACGTAGTATCGCTTCATCATTTCTTGTCTGATCCAAAGAGGTAGTTGTTTTCCATTGCCCACGACGTGAAAAGCTTGTTGGTCATAATCATAGCGGCCTTGTTATAACGTGGTGAACGCACGCCGTTGGCGAACAATCCCTGAGCCTCAGCATCAAGGCGCCTCATGTATTTCATCCATGCGTCTACCCAGTCTTTGTCGATTGTAGACAACGTGCGATACACAACCATGCACACCGCCGCGGCGCTGTCGGGAACCTTGGCATTCTCTGGGTCATCCTTGATAGACTGCAAACTTGGAAGCTGGTCCGCCAACTTGATGAAAGCCATGAGATCCAGCGCGGCGCGATCACCGATTGTTCCCATGAGGGAGGCAGTCAGGGTCTGATCATCAAAGCTGGCACGCTCGTGGATGATGTCTGATGCTGCGTGAAGCGAACGAGGTGTAACAAAGGCAGCGCGCTGCTGCTTGGGGTGGAAGATATACGGATTGCTGTCAGGGTCTTTGATCTCCTCGAAGGATGCGAACAGGTGTGGGTTGTCTTTGACCCAGCCCAAGAGTGAGTGGTCGATACTGTTGTTGATACCCCAGTCAATCCAAGACATGTGATCTGTCTTGCGAACCTGAACAACAGTCATGCGGTTGCGAGCATGGGGAGGGAGCAGATCACCCACACCCTCGGCCCCTTTGTTTGTCGTAGCAAACACGATGCTGTCAGGGTGTAGTGAGTAACTACCAATCTTGCGCTCCAAGATAACACGCAACATGGCGTTCTTCACAGCTGGGTTGGCCTTACCGAACTCGTCAATCATAAGGATGATCGGGCCTTCAAGGTGAACACCCAGCTCCTCATTGGGAAGGAAGCGAACGAAGCCCTGCTCGTCCATACTCTGCATGGATGGGACTGTGATGTCACCGAGGTCTTTGGTGGTGCAGTCGAAGTAGCACTTGCTGTGCGTTGGCAACATGTCGCCCAAGGTGTGAATGGTAGATGATTTGCCGTTACCCATGTCACCCTGCATGAGGACTGTGCGCGTTTTACCCACCGCTTTGATAAGCGACACACACTGCTCGAGGTCGAGGGCATACATCTGTTGTGCTGAATTGGACATTGGTCGTCTCCTGTGTAAGTATATAAATGTTAGTCAGTAACTAACGGGCTGGTTATATGTGAGACTGTGTAACCTCACATATCTATTTGTATCAGAACGTGACTAATAAGTCAACTGATCTTGGGCTACTCTGGTTCCGCCACGGCTGCGCCTTCGATGGTGGCTTGCGCCATACCATGTGTCGGGATGATTTCGCAGATACCAAGAACATATAGATCGGGCAGTGTCTCAGTGATCTTTGACTTCTCGTGCTTGATGCCGAAGATTGCAATCTCTGACAGCGAGATACCCTTGCCACCCGTATGCCACAGCCACAAGCGCCGCGAGTTTTGCAGGTGGGCTGTTGATCCATCAATGCTGCAAAGTGTGCCGTAGTGGACGCCTGAGTCTACAGAACGAACGATAACTTTCTCTCCGATTGGGTATTGCATTGTCTTTATCCTTTGTTGGTTGTTCAGATGTTCAAGCTAGGCAGAGCAGCAATGGCCGCGTCCACCTTGCGTTTAGTCTCGATGCGCAGATGGTTATCCGCTCTCAGCCCGTCGGGTGTGACACCACTCAGTGCACTCTCCAACTGATCTGCCATTGCTGACATCTGGCTGTCGTTGTTGATGTTGCATGAGCGGAGAAGCCCAATCATGTCAGCAACATTTGATACTAGAGCCCCGTGAAATATCTTGCGATCTGCGATGTCCGTGTAGTCCAAGCGCTCTGACATGTGAGCCAGCGCCCCATACACCCTGTTCCAGATACTCTTGATGGCGTTGTTATACTGGTCCGCGTATAACTTCTCGTAGTCTCGGCGCAGCTCAGCGGCGGCATCATTGCCAACGTCGATGCGAAAGTCACCTGCGTCTGGCAGTGGGAGATAGTTGAGGTGAAACCCGAACTTGGCTTGAAGTGACTCGGGCGTTGGGTAGTCGTCGATGTTGAACAAGTTACCGAGCTTCACTTGCGACCGTGCAACCTCGTAGCTGTAGCTTGTTAGGAACACACTAACGAGAGTGTTGAACTCACCAATGGCGGCGCTCATACGCTCGTTGTATTTAAAATAGAAGGTCGTCGGCAACAAGCGCAGACCACTGTTGGACCACGGCATTGTCATCTCTGTGTGGATAGTCCTCGCTGAGTTGATGAAGTTCTGAATGTCCTTGAGCTCTTTGGAGTTACCCAAGAGCTTCTTTGTGACGCTGGCCACACCCGCCTCGGCTTGGCTCGATGTTGTGATCTCTCCAGATGCTGCCCGATCCTTCTTTCGGCCAGACCAATTTGAGATGTTCAGCTCGACCAGCATGGCGGAAGAACTAATCGACGGCACACTGCGAATTGTGGGGGCTGAGTGAACCAATGTTAGCGTGTCGCTAACCTCGTTTACCGCGTTTACTGTGTTTGAAGTCGTCATCGTCTGTCTCCTGTGAGTGTTTAGTTGTATCATTTAGTGATTGTGAGTAGTTGTTTTTTCTAAGGTTAGCGATAACCTAACCTTCACGTCCCTTCGTATTCGTCTACGCAGAATATCTCTGTGTCTCCGATAGGTTGCCCGTCGAAGTGTTGCACGTGGTTGATCTGGTGGAATGGACGCTTACCGTGTGTGAATTGATATAGCCCGTTCAACCTTTCTCGTGTCGTTGGTGTGCCCCATCCCGCAAGTGTTGCGTATGTCTTACCGTCATCTGCACGGAATGCGATGACGTGTCCAAACAGCTTGAGCTCTTTTCCGTCTGTCTCTGTGTTCTTGAGCTTGCGTGATTCACCATTGATGAATGCCATCACGACTTCCTTTGTAACCTGTCTCATACTTCTCTCCTTGTTAGTGGTCACCTAACCGAATCCGCTGCCGTCGCCCTCGCCCTCGCCGTTGGCGCTACCTCGACCGTCGCCTCCGCCCCAACCTCCACCGTTGCCGAAGCCTCGACCGTTGGCGTTACCGCGACCGCTACCTCGACCGTCGCCGCTGCCGTCGCCGCTGCCGTTGGCGTTACCGCTACCTCGACCGTTACCTCGACCGCTGCCGTAACCGCGACCGCTACCGCGACCGCGACCGCGACCGTCTCCTACGTCTTTGTCCATGTCGTTCTCCTTGTTAGTTATCACCTAACCGTTGGCAGCGGCGTTGCCGCGACCGTCTCCTACGTCTTTGTCCATCCTCACCCATCTCCATCGACCTCGTATCCCGCGCAGCTCATGTTGTGCTTCTGGCACGATTCGAACTCTGAGTAGGCTTCATCCAAGGTTGTGAATGTCTGCGACTGTA